GATGAATAAGCATTTCCCGCCTCCAACCCAGTTATCCCAGAATCATTAGTCCGCGCTACCATTCACCCTGTATGTCGTCAATTACCACTCATCTGAGCAAAACTCATTCAAATCCACCGCTGCGGCTGTTTCACATGGAGCTGGTAGTGGATCGATATCTAACGCGTCTGTCTGCCATTGATCGCCGTCCTTGTGCTCTAACTTCGTGCTATGTGCAATTTGATGTGTCTTGGCCGCCGACATACACAAGCTGTGTTCCAAGGCAAGATAGTCGTTTTCTAGACGAGTGCGCTCCTCTCGACTTAATTCTAACTCGTGTATTACACGCGCCAGGTCATCCTCCAGAGCGGTTCTCTCTGCTGTAAGCTGGTCTATTTGGTCACGTAACTTCATCTGCTCACATGATGCCATCTCCAAAGCTTCGTCAGCGCCCATATCTTTATATTTAGATATCACCTCCTGCTTTAGGGCGGCTCGCGCTTGCATCACATTCCTTACATTTGATCTCGGATAACCAGAGGTTATCATTAGCTCCGCTTCAGATTTGTTGGTGTTCAAACACTCATGTTTGTCTATATACGTCATCAACACTCCCTTCCATCTAGCGACCTCATCCTCCAAATCCACCTGGGCCGTAGCTTGTCTACGAATAGCCTCCTTTAAAGTTTTCACGCTGCTAACCGCCGACTCCAGATCACGATGAGTTTGATCATTCGCTCTTTGAAGGGCTGCTGCTGTCTCACGTTGGCTGGCTTCCACATTTAGCTTCTCAACGGCGATAGAAGAACACGCTTGCGTTTGCTCCTGGCTCAAATACATAGCTAGCACACCCAATACGTATCCCGACCGATCAAACTCACTCTGCACCTTCTCCCAACGTCCCTTAAGGCTCATGTGAAATAAGGTAGCGGCAGGAGAAGGTGCGCATAACTTCGCGACTCGTGCTGCCATACGTTGTTTACTCTTCAGAGTCCATTTATCATCCATTAAAATAGCTGCTTCAGTCAATCCATCATGAGTTGACCGCGTATAAAAGGGATCAAAACCTATGCACGCGCGAATGCTTAGCTTGTTAATAATTGAATCAGTACGCCCATCGTCCATCATCCATCGTAGCGCGTTTGCAGTGAAACATGGCACGGTATTAGAGGCCAGTAACCGTTCCAATGCGGAGTCTCTAGTGCCATCCTCCTTTAAGGACGAGGCATGTTCTGGAATTAAATCAGCGATGTCGAAAATTCTGAAACGTGCAACTACCGTTGAATCTGCCATTAAACTCATCACCCCATCTTCATATGACGGAATGAATACAGTTTGCAAGGATAGATCTTCACCAGGGGCATGAAATACGACACCCGTATATGTAGGGCTCTGCCAGAGACCGTTTCTACTTCTTGGCATAATACCAAAATATCTGGAGATAAAATCTTTTGATGCGCTATTATCACTCTTTAAATCGTACACACGATGCGTCATAAAGGCCGCTCGAGCAGTATTATATTCCTCAGCGTCATATCTTCCTGGCAGATCGGACACGTGTACCCTTCGTGGAGTCGGCACTGGAACCTGTTGATATCGTTGTGGAATATCAGTATCGTTGGCATCTGAAGTTGGTGACTTGAAAAATTTTGAAATCGATTTCGTCGATCTTAACTTGAACACAGGCTCATCCTCACCGAGTTTAACGTCCAGAGGAGCCAACTTAACGCTCTTCTTCAATCTATCTTCAGCCGCGCTCAGAGCAAGACATTTCATCATCTCAGCATCTTCTTCCTGCTTCGACAGCATCTCTAACTCAAGATCATCCAGCTCCACATGGGATGATGAGTCCTTACTCAACACAAGAGGACCATCCATAGTATCCCGCATGTTCATTTCCATCAACTCAGTCGCCTCCTTATCCAATTGATCCTGAATACGTGGCAGATTCTGCTCCGACAACTTCAACTGATAGGCCGTTACTGCATACTGATTCATACGATTCAAAATCTCCTCCAATGGCATGTTCGGTTTGATCTCGCATTTGGATTTCATGTTAGCCAACCATTGTTTATTCTCATCACAAAGATACGTCGCAAACTGACTCAAGAAAGACGTGTGCAACGTCAAGTAAGCTTTGGAGGGTGGTAACTTACCCGTGACGCAGACGATTTTATCATCAGTTGTCTTATATTTAAAGCCGATGGCCAAATCCATGGTCGGGTCAACCAGTGAGTCTTCCTGATATTTAAGAAAGGCAGCCGCTGGGATAGATGGAATGTGGGAAGCCTTCGTGGTTTGTGAACTCAGATTAGACGGAACAGAGTCACCGTCCGCTGACGAATGTGGCGCTAGTGTCTGTTTATTAGCCTTCAGAAACTGTAAAGCACCAGGAACACTAGGTATATCTTTCTCTTTCTTTTTTGTACTGGAATCAACTTTCTGACGAGATAAAGTAGCGAGTCGTCGTGATCCTGACATCTGTGCTGGAGCTAGGGAAAAAATAAC